TTGCACCCATTCTCATCATGTCAGGGCTCATATTAGTATTCACCTCTCCTGATACAGGCTTCATAATTGAAGCGTTATCTCTAATAGATGCTACATCAGTTGTTGTTGGCATTTGTCCACCTGCTCCAGTCTCAGTAATAACTGTATCTATAAAATTCGCAGGACCACTCATTCCTTGTCTAGGTATAGTGTTTATTGATGGAATTCCTTGTCTTGGAAAACTCATTCTATTTCTAAACATCTGTTGTAAAATTTGTTGTATCTCTAATTCTGTTTTGCCTTCAGCTCTTAATTTTTCAATCATCTGTAACATTTCTGCAGAAGTCTGTCCGCCTGCAGCATAACCTATTCTTCCACCGTCAGCTCTTTTAATAGATTCCCATGGTGGTAAGTATGCTAAGTTTTCTGTAACTCTTAAATTTTCATAAGTTGCTTTATCACCACTATCAATAGCAGCTTGAACTTTAATTTGAATATCATCTAAACCAATTTTACTTCCTCTATCTCCAATTATATCTGCAAGTTTAGGTTCTTTTTCATTAGCTCTTTTTTGTAATGCACCTATACCTAATAAACCTGCGCCGGCTCCTATAGCTACTTTTAAAGGATCTATATCCTGAGTACCTTTTTTATAAAATAATGCATCTCTTACAGTGTCAAACCAACCTGAGCTTGGTTTTCTGTTAGACTTTTGTCCTTTTTCGTAAGCATCTTTTTCATTCTCTGTTTCATAAGAATCATAACCCAAACCTTTGCTATATTTATTTACGCCCTTCATCCAAGCAGGTGTGTTAGCACCACTCATTCCTTGGTAAGCCATTAAAGCTCCCATAGGATCTCCTTGTTTTAAACCTCGAAGTCCTTGGTAAGTCATTGCATAAGGTGCTGTAGCAGGGTTCAGCATTAAAGCTGATTGAACAAAAGGATTATCTACAACTTTCTTAATACCTTTTCCAATTTTCTTAACAAGTTTACCTAAACCATATGCTTGTCTTACCTCACCACCTTGAGCAAACTCACCAGGATAACCAACAATGTCATAGTATGCACTACTATCCATAGCTATTTGACCTGCTTCTTCATGAGAATAACCTAAATATTCTAAATGTTGAACTCTGTCCCACCACCATTGAGGTCCAGCCATTTGTCCTTCAATCTCTTGCATTTGGTTCATTTGAGTTTGAGGTCTCATATCTCCTTCATATTTAATAGAAGGAGCTCCAGCAGTTAATTCTTCAGATAGTTGTAAATCAGTTATCGCCATAGTTGTATAAATTAAGTTAGTAAAAAGGCAGGAATTTCACCTGAACTTTTACATTACTTTGTTTTTGGGAACAAATCAAGTCCTGGAGCATGCACTATAACATCCGTTTGAACCTCATTCTCTGGGATATTCTTGCTTCTCCACTCTTGTTCATCCTTATATATCTCTCCCGTTTTCTTGTTTTTAATGGTTGTTTCTACACGTGTAGCCTTAATAATAGGCACATCTTTACCATTAACTCTTACTGTCTCACTCATTATGATACCACCTGTCTAGGCTTAATTTCTAATATGGAAGCTACAACGTGAAGCCTATCACCTGTAGCAGCTTGAACCTTTAATATCTCATCTTCTTGAACTACCAAAGGTCCGGTAAGTAATTCAACTGTAGTGTTAGCACCCACAGCTTTTGCCTTAAACAAACTGAATACATCTGCTCCAGAGGTTAAAGTTACTGTGATAGTGTCACCTGATCCTGAGTCATCATTAACTAGAATAGATTTAAGAATAGCCGTAGTTGCTGAAGGACAAGTATATAGGGTAGTATTACTTGTATCTGTAAGATCCTTTTTTGCGTTTATAAATGTATTACCTTGTACAGCCATTAGTTTAAAAAATAAGCCTCCGCATTAACTTCATCCTTCACATCAGCTTGATATGTAGAATTAAGCTTTTCAATTACAGCATCTAAATCTCTTACTAAAGACTGGAATACAACTTCGTCATATTCTGCGCTTGCTCTTGTAAGTGTTTGTACTATTTTTGCCATTATCTTCTTCCATCCGCTTGAACATCTAATCTAAATGTTCCTAATTTCCAGTTTTGGGATGCTCCTGTGTTCTCTATTTTTAATGCCACTGATCTTGCTCGTGCTCTAGTATCTACTTTAGTCGTAGAACTTGATACAGTAAAAGGTCCTAAAGGAGAGCTGGCTTGACTACTGTTAGAATAGTTTTTTAAGTTTAATGTGACTTGAGTATTTCCTGTTTGAGAAACAAAGTCAGGAATAAATCTTCTTATTTTCATTAAATATTCTCCATCACCTCTAAAGGTAATACCTTCTTTAGCATCTTGAGTAATATCAAAATCTCCTGATTCAATATTAGCTAGAACAGCAGTAACGGTTCCTCCAGCAACTACTTGGTCAGTCCCTGTTTCTTGCTCATAATAAATAGTGCTACCATCGGTGTTTCCTTGTACATCAAAAGATGCATCATCAGAAGAGCCATAGTAGCATGCATGAGGTTTATCAAATACAGCTGAGTCAGCCCAAGCAGTTCTAGGAAGAGTTCCCACTGTCCATACTGGACGTTGAGGGGAAGATTCAATATAGTTGTAGGTTACAACTCTATTAATAGAGTCGGAAGAATTGGTTCCATAGAACCAAGATACTTCACCAAATAGATTATTAAGACCAGCATTAATTAGATCTCTAGCATTAGTATTAATATCTTCATAAACATAGTCTTCAACTAAACATAATAAGGATTCAAGTTTACCGGTATATCTAAAGAAACCATTTTCTGACATCCAATAGGCATTACCATCTACCTCGATGTTTGCATTTTTACCAATTAAACCACAGTTAGTTCCTACTTGTGAGAAGGTAAAAGTAAAAGGTTGACCCACAAATCTCATTAAAAATAAAGCTGTATCTGTCCATATATAAATAGCGTCTCGACCACGCCTAGCTCCCATGATCCTTGATCCGCCAGTCAGTCTCTGTGTACCAGCAGTATTGGTTGCTTTAGGTGCGTACGTGTTGATGTCTTCTTGGTCCGAGAACCTAATAAACATATCATCTTGTGTAGTGGTATCTCCAATAGTGGTTTCTGTTCCAAAGAACACTAAGTGTCTATCCGGTGTAGATACAATCATGTGTCTTGAAGCTGTTGGCGCTCCTGAAATAACCGTGGCTCGTGTTCCAGTGGCATTCCCTGCATCTGCATCCCACTCAAAACATTTACCATTATAAATTAAAGCTATTAATTTTGTTCCATAGTTATCAAAAACCCATAAACCTGGATCGATAATAAAGTCCTCACTTGAAGCTTCACCCCAAGCCATGTAACCAGAAATATTAGTAACCGTTGCTCCTCCACTATGCGCTGCTTTAGTTGTACCATTAACTTCCCTAGCTCCCCCACTTAAAATGTTAGTGGAAGTATCATTGGCTGTATAACTAATATCTTCAGAACCAATTCTAATTTCTCCAGAAGATGGAAAAGAAGCGGAACTTGTTAATGGGATATCGGTTACAGCGTCATTGATTCCAGAAGCAAGAGTCGTGGTCGCCGGACCAGAAACTGTTCCACCAAATAATCCTGTTCCAAAACCTCGTCCACTAACTTGTTGAGAAGGACCTACAGGTTCATAGTATTCAATCGTGGCGCTTCCCGAAGTTGTTATAGGACCAGACTGTTCAGTCTGTGACATTGTTATAGTAATTGTAGTTGGAGTGGGAACTGTAATTACTTCAAATCTTTGGTCATCAAAATCAGAACTTGTGAATGTAGATCCGGTTATTGTTACGCTACTCGTTCTAATAATGTCTCCAGGCTGCATACCATGACCAGTAGAGAAAGTTATTGTTACCGTGGCAGATGACGAACTTGTAGTAAAACAACTCGTTTCAGTAAAAGTAGTTTTAATAGGGTGGATGTCATAATATGTTCCACCAGAATACACGTATAAAATTTTGTTAGATCCTAGAGCGGCATACTTAACACCATTACTATCTAAGAAATGATGTACAGCTCTTACAGCTCCGGTAAGTTTATCAGCTCCTAATTGG